CTGTAAGAGCAAACTATACAACTGGCTTAAAATTTGCTAAGTGGTTAGGTTTAGAGGAAGAAGGATTAATGAAAAAATTTGGCTTTGATGGTTCAGATCAATATATGTATGCGAGGTTATTCTAATGGGGTGGCAGGCAGCAGTAGTTGGTGCAATAGGTGCAACAACAGTATCACAACAAGGTAAGATTGGAAAATTTAATCAAGCTGTATCAGAAAGAAATGCTACTATTTCAGAACAAGAAGCTGCACAAATAGAAAAACAAAATGAATTTGATATTGCTCAATTTAATAAATCATATGAAAAATTAGTTGGTCAAACAGAAGTAAGTCTTGCTAAATCTGGTGTCGTTGCCGGACAAGATACAGCATATAGAATTGCTATGTCAAATGCTAGAGAAGCAGCATTACAAAGAAATATAATGCAATATAATTCACAAGTTGCAATTGGAAAAAAAATGGAAGAAGCAAACTTTGCAAGAATACAAGGATCAATGGCTAGACAACAGGCTAGGATGGCTCAACTACAAACAATAGGTTCTTATGGATCAAGTTTATTATCAATGGGTAATTTTGGTGGTGGTCAATCATACAGCAAAACATATACTGGTTTTGGTCAAAGTGGATATGGTAGAGATCCTGGAGATATAATGTAATGCCAAAAATTCCTACATTCACAACTCAAGCAAGACCAACAGCAGAAGTTGGATCTGTTAAATCTAACATTCAAATGGGTTTAAATCAAACTATTGGATCTGCTTTAGCACCTGTAACAAAAGAAATTGTACAACACGCAGTTAAACAAAAAGATTTTGAAAACAAAACAGAAGCTCTAAGATTAGAAAATGATTTTAATAGAGAAATGCAAGATGTTTATACTGAAGCAGGTAATTTAGAAAATAATGATCAAGCACAATCTATTGTTAAAAATAAATCTAATATGTTAATTAAAAAATATTCTGATTTAGCAAGCAACAATAATTCAAGAAATTTATTTAATCAGTATGCTTTATCTGAAGTTCAAAAAGGAATATTTAGAACAAGTACAAAAGTTCAACAAAATACTTTAATTGCATTAGATACTTTAGTTAATGATAAAAAATCTAAATTAATGCTTACAGCTTTAGATGTTAAAGGTGGATTTGATTATGATGTTTTAGGTAGAGATATAGAAAATTTATACACTACTAATTATAAAGGTAAAATATCTGATGCTCTTCTTGGTAGAATGATTGCAGGAATACCTAATGAAATAAAATTTTTAGAAGCAGAAAAAATGATTTCTAAAAATCCTAGAGAAGCATTAAGAATGTTAAAAAATGAAAAAGATTTTGTAGGTTTAAACTATGATTCAAGAGTGCAGTTAATAGAAAAAGCTAAAAAAACTTTAATACCTTTAATTGATGCACAATGGAAATCTCATGTTGAACAAATAAATGATGGTCAAGATGTAGAACCTTTTGATTTAGACTTAGTATCTGAAGTTCTTCCGGAAGAAGCTGCAAATGCAATGATACAACAAGAAAGTATTTTTAGAGATACAGCAGATAATGTAAAAGTTATTCTTAGATCAAGTGAAAAAGAAGTAAATAAAGTTGCTCAAGGTTTTATTGATGAAGCAAAAGAAATGCATCTTTATAAGAAAGCAAAAGATATTGAAAAATTTTATAAATCAATTGTAGCACAAAGAGAAGAAGATATAAAAAATGATCCTGTAGAATACATTATAAGAACTAATCCAGAAATTAAAAAATTAGTAGAAGAATTAGATAATGAACAAAATGATGAAAGATCTTCAGCTCTTTCTAAAGAACTTGCTGTTAAAATAATGGAAGCTCAAACCAATATTGGTGTTAAAAATCAAAAAGTAATGACAAATTCTGCTTCATCACAATTTATTAATAATTATAAACAAGCAGCTAAAGATAAAAATGTTGATCTACAAGAAGCTATGCTTCAAAGTTTAGCAACAAAATATGGCGAACTAGAAAATGATGCATTAGCACAATTAATGCTTGATGGATTACCACAAGGTGCAAGAATGATAAGTACAGGTTTTGCCACTCAAGAAGATAAAATGAAATTTCTAAGTCTTGATAATCCAGACGTTATAAAAGATTTAAAACAAAATTTAAAAGATATGGGTGATTCAGAAATAAGTTTTCAAAACATGAGAACAGCTATTAGACAATCTTCAGAATTTAAAGATCTTGAAAATATTATTAAAAGAAATGTTCCTTTTGATCCTAGTGATGAAATTCCTATAATTGAAGATGTTGTTGAATTTTTAGCAGGATATGGAGCTAATGAATTTTTAAATGGTGATGTAAAAACTTTTGATGCTGCTTCAAAAGTTGCAGTAGATTTTTTTACTAAAAATTTTGAAATAGAAGATACTTATTATTATCCAAAAAACCTTATAGATTCAACTACAGGTAAAAAAATAGTTCCTAAAAAGATAGAAAGAAATAAAGAAATGATGGAGATTATCAAAAATAATTATTTACCAAAACTTAATTTAAAAACTTTTAGTTCTAAAAAAGAAGATATTACAAATGCACAACTTACAGAAAAAATGCAATATAACATGAGAGAACATGGAGAGTGGAGAAACTCACCAGATGGAAAAGGTTTTGTTTTTGGTATTGTGTTAGCTGGAAACAGTTTTGGTTTAGTTGAAGATGAAAATGGCAATCCATTATATTTTCCAGCAGACTATGACGGAGATACTGTTCCAGGATTTAATATTAAAGTTGACTTTGATATTGAAACTAAAAAAGAACAATCAAGAGGATACCTTGGTATTCAAGAAAAAATGAATGAAAAAGATTTTGCTCTTGGAAAAAGACCAAGCGAAGTTCCGGAAGAAGCATTTACAGATTTAATTAAATAATATGGCAAACTTTACATTTGGTTTAAACGTAAATGAAACAGCACAAGAATCTGGTTATGATCAATATAAGACTTCATTTCGTGAAGTATTGGGTGCTACTTACGAAGAAACTATAAACTTTAACCCTGCATACAGATTATATAAAAGTTATCAAATTTCTGATGCTAAAAATCAATCAGAAGAAGAAGGTATAGAACCAGTTAGTAAAAGTGAATTAAATAAAAAATATGCAGACTTAGGTTTATTTTTTGAAAATGATGAATATCAATCTGTTGTTGATATTATGGTTGATCAAAAAGAAGAAGAAAGAGAAAGACAAAGTATATTAGAACGTGGACCACAAGGATCATGGAATCCTTTTTCTGGTGGTTTTTATGTTGGTGCTGCAAAACTTGCAGTTGGTATTGGTGGTAGTTTTTTAGATCCTATAAACATAGGAGCTTCTTTTATTCCTGTATTTGGTCAAACTAGATTTGCACAATTAGTTGCAAGACCAGGTATGACTCTTCCAAAAGCAAGAGCAATTAGAGGTGCTGTAGAAGGATCTTTTGGTGCTGCTGCAGTTGAACCTATTGTTTATAGTTCTGCAAAACAAGTACAAGCAGATTATGGAATAGTAGATAGTTTTATGAATATTGGTTTTGGTACTATTCTTGGAACTGGTCTTCATGTAGGCGCAGGTAAATTAAAAGATATTAGAACTGCTAGAAAATTTCAAGAACAATTAATTAAAAACAAAAAAGATTTAGATGCTGGTACTGGTGGAGAACCAGAATTAAATTTATACAAACAATATTACCCAGAAAATAGCGAAATAATGATGAAGCTAGAAAAAACAGATCCCAGAACTAGAGAGCTATTATTAAAAAAAGCTATAGGTGATGTTGCTCAAGAAAATCCTGTAGATGTAACTGGTGTTGCTAATGCTGATGCAACTCTTAGATCTGGAAAATCAGAAGCTCCTACAACTAAAATTGAAGGTACAAAAAAAATAACTACTGATGAATTAGAATTACAAAATTTTAATAAAAAAGTTATTAATAAAGATTCTAAAGCATTAGAAGCAGACACTCCTATTATAGAACAAAGATTATTAGAGTTAAGAAATAAACAAACTGAAAAAGGTTTAGATTTAGAACTTCCTGCAAAACCAGGAGAACAAACAGTTCAATCGACAAAAGATGATTTAGATGCAGTAAAAACTAGAGAAAAAGATTTAATAGATACTGCTGCAGATTTTATTAATTGTATTAATGGTAGGTAATTATGTCTAAAAATGTATGTATAACAAGATTAAATAATTTATTACGAGATTCTTCTTTTACTAACGTAAGAAAAGAAGAGATCATGAATAGTGTTAAGCAAGCTATGGCGGAAAGAAGGCTTACTCGTATAGATAAAATAAATGTAGATGAGATAGCAAAAGATGCAGCATCAAAAATAAAAGCACAAAAAGTAATAGATAGAGCTAATGCTTTAAATGATGAAATTATTGCAAGAAAAGAAATAGAATTTATTTTAGATAATTATAAAGGTGTTGAAGAAGAAGGTTTATTAGCATTATTAGTTGGATCAAGTGAAATAAGAGCTGGTGCTAGAAACTCTGTAGCTAATTTACAAGATACTGTTCAAGCAAATTTAATTAATTCTTTTAAACAAAAACTTCGTGCAGAAGGTTTAGAAAAATTATTTACTAATGCTGATCTTAAAACACAAAAAAGAATAGTAGAGGTTATGGAAGATGCTGGAGCTGAACAAACTGATATAGAAAAAAGAGCAGGAACAAAACCACCTATAAGAGAAAAAAATCCAGAAATAAGAAAATTAGGAATATTATTAGAAGAACATTCTGAATCTATAAGAATAATGTTAAATGACAGAGGAGCAAACATTCCTAAACTTTGGGGATGGGTTGTTAAACATAATCATGATCAATTCAATGTTAGAAATGCTGCTGAAACTCTAGGAATAAAAATGGATGACATAGATGCAGATGTAAACATGAAGGGTACAGATATAAATTATAATAAAAATTATAAAGCATGGAGAAATTTTGTAGAACCAAAATTAGATCAAAGAACTTTTGATACTGTAGATAATATAGATGAGTTTATGGTTGAAGTTTATAATTCTTTAGTTGGAAATAAAATACAAATAGCTGATGGTGTAAATGTTTTTGGTTCAAGAAATGTTGCAAAAGCATCTGGCGGTAAAAGAGTTTTACATTTTAGATCTGCAGCAGAATGGTTTACTTATCATGAAAAATTTGGAAATGGTAATCTTCAAGAAACATTTTTATCTGGTCTAATGACGGCAGGAAGAAATATTGGAATGATAGATAGATTAGGTACTAACCCTAAAAAGAATTTTGAAAGTATTAGAGAATCTATTTACAATAGTATGCAAGGCAGAAACAGAAATAAGGTTGCTAATTTTAATCAATTTCAAAAATATTGGAATGTAGTTGATGGATCTTTAAATACTGTAGAAAATTTTACTTTAGCTAAATATGGAGCAATAGGAAGAATGGTAGGAAACATATCAAAATTAGGTGGAGCTGCAATATCTGCTGCAACTGACTTAGGAATTTATGGTTCTGAAATGAAAGATCAAGGTGGTAAAACTTTATTAGGTGGTATTGCAGAAGCATTTGGTGCGCTATCAAGAATTAAAAATACAAAACAAAAGAAAGAAATAGCTGAAATGTTGGGTTTAATGCTTGACGGAACTATACATGATACTGCTGGAAGAAATCAAGTAGGAGATAATTTAAGTAGAAGATCAACAGAAATACAAAGAACATTTTTTAAATTTAACTTACTAACTTGGTGGACCAATACTTTAAAAGAAAATGCAATGTTAGGTATGGCTAACTATTATGCAAAACAAAAAAAAATACCTTATGACAAACTTAATAAACAATTAAAATTATTATTTGAAAAATATAATATTGATTCAAATAAATGGGATGTGATTAGAAAAACAGCAATGGAAACTGCTGATGATGGTATGGAATTTATTAATGTTGGTTTGTTAGATAAAATATCTGATGCAGACATTAAAAAAATTACAGGTATTAAAAATTTAAGTAAAAGAGAAATGCAAATAGAAAAACAAAAGTTTAAATATTCTGTATCTGGAATGATGTTAGATAGAACTTTATTTGCTGTAATTCAACCGGATGCTAGAGTTAAAGGAATAATGACACAAGGAACTTTAGCAGGTACTCCTTTGGGAGAAGCTCTTAGATTTCTTGGTCAATTTAAAGGATTTCCTATTGCCATATATAATAAAGTAATAGGTAGAGATTTAGCTTATATGAGAGCCGGACCAAATCAAGATATAGGTAGAGGTGCAAAGGGTATAGCTGCAACTATAGTTACAACTGGTCTTTTAGGTTATGCATCAATGACAGCAAAAGATTTTTTAAAAGGAAGAGAACCAAGAGATCCTGGTAAATGGAATACTGTTATGGCAGCATTATTACAAGGTGGTGGTCTTGGTTTATATGGAGATGTTTTGTTTAAAGAACAAAGAGATGGAGCAACAATTATCGCTGGTCTTGCTGGACCAGGAGCAACAACTGTAGCAGACGTATTATTGGCTATTAATTATGGTATTCGTGGAGAAGGTGGTAATGCAGGTAAAGCAGCTTATAGAGCTGTAACTAGTAATATACCTTTCTTAAATTTATTTTATCTTAAAACAGCATATGATTATTTAATAGGCTTTAACATGATGGAAACTATGTCTCCAGGAGCGCTAAAAAGAGTGGAAAGAAGAATGAAAAAAGATTATAATCAAGAATATTTATTGACTAAACCATCATCAATGTTTAAAGGGTTTTAATATATGACAATATCTTCAACTACAGTAAAGAACTCATACGCAGGTAATGGTACACTCGATACCTTCAACTACACTTTTAAGATCTTTGCAGACGCTGATATTCAAGTTATTATTAGGGATGCCACAGCAACTGAAACAGTTAAAACTTTAACTACTCACTACA